CTGCCCCCCTCCTGGATGAGGTTTCCTTGGTTTCATTATTTCGTTGGAGTCGAAGCTTGTTGGAGTTGGAAACGATTGATTCTTTGATCGTAGGTGTTTTTCCACTTGACTCATGTCTTGATACATGTGATTCCCCCAACTCCCTTTGTCCCGATTCACCATACTTGGAGATACCTGATTTGCCGTTGCTGTTGGGGTATGTATCAAACCAGTTGTTTTCGTTGAAAGCGATTCCCCAGATCCTTTTTCTTTGGTGCCATGCACCGACACCGCTAGCTGGAATAACAAAACATCTGCTTTGGAAACCTTCTTTTTCCAAGTCATCTTGCACCTGTCGGAGTACCAAGCCGTTTTCGATGTTAATAATTCCTTGCACATTCTCCCAAACCACCCAGCTTGGTTTGACTTCGGTAATAACTCGAAACATTTCTGGCCAGAGATAGCGATCATCTCCTGTGCCTCTTCTTTTTCCTGCAACGGAGAAACTTTGACAAGGGAATCCTCCAGCAACGACATCTGCTTTAATTTCTTTTCCATTTATACTCCTTACATCTTCATATATTTTAACATTTGGAAAGTTTTTTTTCAAAACTTTTTGACAAAACTTATTATTTTCACAAAAAGCAACTGTTTCAAAATGACCAGTAGATTCAAAGGCATAACTAAAACCACCAATACCAGAAAATAAATCCAATACACTAAGCGCCATAATCTCTATCTATTATCATTTCTATATAATGTTTAGCTTTTTCTAAATCCTGTTTACCCCCTTTACCTTGATGCCTACATATATATTTTATTACATTACCTTCAGCAAAAAGAATTTTATTTTCATTAATAAACTGAGAAGGTTGTATTTTAAAATTTCTATAATATTGACCACCTTTATTCCATAAATCAGATTCTTTATTTTTTGTAATAGTCATTTTCAATCTCTTTTAGTAAATCTATGTAAGTCAATTCATCTTTATCTTCTAAGAATTCAGTGGTCAAAACATACCTATCACCATCATAATTCAAAACCATATGTTCTTTTTGATTGTTAAATAAAAACCTAGCGCCTGGATAATACTGTAATTCAATTAAACCGTGATTAACCTCTTTTGCCCCTCTAAAGAAAGTAAAAGAAGTATTGGGTGTTTGGATTATACTATTAATACATACACCTCTTGTAGAATCTGCATGCCAATTGTACATTGTCTTATGTTCCATTTTTAAAACTCCGGTTTTAAAGGGATGTCTTTCATATAACCACTTATAAAAATGATCTTTCATCATAATATCATTATCAATTAAGCAAGCAGTAAAATTAAAATATTCAACCCATTTCGTTTCTGGATCCCATATTTTATTATATACGGCACCATCGTGATAAGGGTGTAGTTTTAAATCTTCAAAATAAGGACTCATTTGCTCTCCTGTAGATATACCAAATAGTCTGAACCTATAGGGTAATTATATTTATAATCAGTTGAAAGAATATGTAAAGAATCTTTTGCTCTAGTAACCCCTGTATAATAAACTCTTTTTTCATCTGACTTCTCGTCTTTGTTCTTCTTAGTAAAAGAAGCAGGCCAATTTGTTTTAGAATATATAAGAACGTTGTTTGCCTCACCGCCTTTAACAGAATGAATTGTATCAATTATAATTTGAGGGTCTTGATTAAGAGTTTGTTGACCATATCTTTTTAGCAATCTTATAAAATAAATTATCTGTTTAGGTTGGAAATTTCTTTTTAATATCTTCCACCAAGGTTGTTTTTCTTGATCATCATCAAGAGCTAAACCAGCCCATTCTTTTAAATCCTTAAAATTAAAAAACTGAGTTTCTGAAATATTTTGCCAAAATTTAGGGGTTCTAAAATCCATATCAACTAATTCTCTTATGTATTTATACATATTTTCTGCTTGATCCCTAGTGATTTTTTTATTTTTTGTTATTCTAGTCCAAGATTTTATAGCATCCCATTGCTTTTGATCAAAGGATTTATTATTACGATTATCTGAATAATACAGTCCCGCATCCTTAGCGCACATTCTTAATTCATTAACAGTTGAACGCACTCTACCAAGAATATACCAAGTTCCCGTCAGTTTACCAAAAGGAACCTCATTAAAATTTAGATACCTTTTTACAAAACCATTTTTGTCTAAATGGTTATAATCTTTTTCTACACTATCTAATATACCTCTTCTAATTATTTGTGAAAAGTGGTGTATAGACTTCCCAAAACGCCTAGTTTTTCTAAGTATAACTTGTCTTCCAGGAAAGTAAGTCGTAAAATATTTTGGGTCTGCACCATTCCATTTATAAATACCTTGGTCATCATCACCAGCTAGATAAACCCTTTTAACCTTATCTGTCATTTTATAAATAACAGACCATTGCAGTGGAGTAAAATCTTGAGCTTCATCAAGAATTAAGACTTCAAGTGGGGGAAACTCAACCTCATCAATGGCTCTTTCTATCATATCAGTAAAATCAATAAAAGAATCTTTTTTATAGTGCTCATAAGTGTCTATTTTTCTTAAAAAAATATCAAGGTTATCTTTTTTATAAGATTCCTTTTTGTAAATTAAACGTGGATCTTGCATCATATTTCTAGCCTTATCATAAATTCCTAAAGACCAATCTTTATAAGTAAAACCATCATCCGTTAGTCTTTTATCAGATGTTTTAATTATTTTAGCTTGTAAAGCATAGTCCAACATACAATCTTTAGGGTCAAAAACTTCTTCTTCAAAATATCTCCTACAATATTTATGCAACGTTTTAAATCTTTCGAAATCATCTTCTGTGTATTTAGTAAAATTAGCTAAAGCTCTATCTCTAGCTGTGTTCACGGCTTTATTTGTAAATGAGATAAAAGCAATGTCTTTAGGGTGTACCCCTTTATTAAGATAACCTTTTAAGACTCTTTCTATTAAAGTATATGTTTTTCCTGTACCTGGAGGACCAAATATTTTAATCGTCTTTTTGTGTAGGTTCTTTTGTTTTTGGATCCCTGAATTTATCATGATACTCCTCATCCATTTCGCTTATTTCGTTTTTCTTTAGGTTTTTCTTAATTACTTGATGATTTACAAACTCAGGCATATCAACATACCATACATTTTTTTCACCCTCTTTATAATCCATTCTTTTACAACTCAACATCCTTAAAGCATCTGCGGTAGTGTGAAAGGTTCGTGAGGCGTGTTTCTTGAGAAAACGGTCAAGAGTCAACTTCTTAAAATAACATACATTGGATTTAGAATCCAACACCACATAACCATCTTTTAATTTATCAAATTTATCTTGCTCAATATGTGATTCAAAAAAATCTTTTAACACCATATAGCGCTCTTCTTCAACAGTATCTTTATAAGAGTGATCTGTAGATTCTATAGCTTTTTCAACTATACTTTTCATTAACAATTCAAATGGATCAGGACCTTTTCTTTGTTTAGGTAAGGTTAGCCAATAAACTCTATGTCTAAGTAATCTAACTCTAAAAGATTTTTCATCTTTCATATCTTCTGGAGTAATAGTGATTCTACGGCCTTTAAAATCAAATTCATACCACACACTTTTAGTATCTTGAATGTAGTTAATGTTTTCAAAAGCTTCAACAATCTCCGGCACAGCCTCACCAATACCTAATCTTCTAGTCTTACATAATTCTTTATTACATATTTGGTTATACTCAGGGTGTTTTGGAGGGCACTGAAACTGATAACCTCCTTTATGTACAGATTTAGTTAATTGAGATACCTCTGATTGACCCAAAGGTTTTGAGAACACTTGTCTGTTTCTTTTTTGTGCCAAGTCCTCTAACTGTTGTACAGATAAAGTGCTGTTTTTTTTCATTTCTAAAACAAGAATATTGAATAAAAAATTATTTCTATTACTACCACTCCACCCTTCTTGTATTAGTTTTTGAACACAAGGTGGGTAGTGTTTCCATTCAGATTCTGCCTCATATTCTTGAACTTTAAAATTAAAAAAATCCTTAGGATAAATCATCATATCTTGCGCAAGTTGTAAAAAACGTCCAATCATTACAGGAGTGTTCTTTGCATCAAAAGCAAACTCCATAGAGGCATTCATATTGTGATAAGGCATATTTACAGCTTTATTACATGGGAATATTTCCTGCGCTAAAAAATACTGTTCATTTATTTCAGATAATTTTGCAACGACTTTTTTAACATCAGCCATTTCAGTAAAAAATATAAAAATGTGTAGACCACCCGATTTTGATTTTACAGGAACAAAAGGTAAAGAATATTTTCTGATAATCTCTACATACTTTTTCTCTGAGTAATCTTTATAATTATTAGGGTCAACGTCTATACATCCCCATTTACAAAGACCATCCACTTCTGGTTTTAGGCCTAATCTAATTTTACCTTCAAGATGTTGTTTCCATATATCCTCTGTAACAGATTCATGCACAGTGACATAATTGGCTTGTCTTTTTCCCCTCTCATCGTCCTCTCCCGTAAGAGAGGACTTGAGATAACGGGAGTCATCGCCTTGAAACAACGATAACAATTCCTTATGCATTTACTTAAAAAGGAACTTCTTCAGTAGTAGTTGACTTCTGTTTGTTCATATCTTCAGAAAAATCAACCTTACCAAATATGTCAGATTCTAAAGCACCTTTATAAAAGCCTTTAGTAGCCTCCAAAACTTTAAGGTCTGTTGGTTTATCTAAAAATCTATTAAATTCAACTAACCACCCATACCAACTGTTCTGAGAATTAGACTCTTTAGTTGTTGTAAGTTTATAAACACTTGCCCAAGATGGAGGACAGAAAAAACCATTCTTTCCTTTTATTCTACGAGATTGCATCATAGAATTCCAAAGTTTTGATTTTTTCTTTTGGGTAGATTTCATTGTAATTAATGCGGTTTCAATAGGTTGGAAATCTTTATCAAGTATATAGACAAAGTGATTGCCTGTATCTTCAATATAATTACCATTTTCTAATCTATCTTTACCATCATCACCTCTGTTAGTTTTGTTCATAACAGCTGGGTTCGTATGAATCATAACAGGACGACCTGGACTATCCCCACGATCTCTCCATTCATTAAAGGTGTTGATATATAGACAAGGTACCACGTACACACCATCTTTACCTTTATATAAAGAACCTGTGATCTCGTTGTAAATATCACCTTGTCGTGCTTTTTCATTAAATTTACCATCGCTATCATCCAATACAGGAGAGTTAGCGTATAGTATTTTAAGGATAGGAAGTTTAGTATCACGGGCTGTGATATTTTCTGTTCCTTGTCCTGCAAATTCTTCCAGATTAGAAAGAGATGGAAGACTCTCTTTTTTTGCTGCTACTTCGTTCATGTTTACTCCTTGTTTTTTATCGTAGTCTTGTTTGCAATATATACCCCAAAAAGATCCATAGGCACCTGTTGTCCATTTTGGATTTGTTCTCTAACAAATGCCTTCAATGTCATAGGTTCCACTTTTTGTCTTTGAGATACATTATGTCCTTTACTCTTTAAATCTTCAATAAGAGCCGTAGCCACATTATCTTCAGATTTTGAAAAAAGTAAAGAGACGGTGTTTTTTATTAAGTCACCATATCCATTTTCTCTGAGCCAGCTAAAGGCATCATCGGTTTTGGATGCTGGTATCTTGGCGGCATAAAAAGGTTTTACTTCAACGGTTGACCCGTCTCTAAGTTTTAACATTGTTATGCCACTTTTTTGCATTAAATTAGGTATAAATTGCTCAGATAAACCTTGCTCAGTTTCTTTTAGCGTTTTTAAATGCTCTTCACACTTTGCAATTTTTTCCTGAGTAGCTAATAACCTATTACAAGCATCAGCAATATCAGTTGTCATGCTTGTATCAACCTTAATGTTGGCCGATTCTTTTTCGAGGTCCATAGACTCTCCTTTCTTATATTAAATAATTTTTAAAACTTTTTTGTTGTCAAGTCAAGAAAAAAAGTTAGGATATATTACATATTAATATGACGAAAGCTTCTTTTAACTACAAAACAAAGCCTTTTGAGCACCAAAGACAAGCTCTTATAAAAGGTGCAGATCGTAATAATTTTGCATATTTTATGGAGATGGGTACTGGAAAAACTAAAGTAGCCATAGATAACATGGCTTATTTATTCCAAAAAAATGAAATTAATGTAGTAATTGTGGTGGCTCCAAATTCAGTTTATAGAAATTGGGTTAATGAAATAAACACACATTGTTCTGTTGACACAACCATTGGAATTCATAAGGTAAACAAAAAATTTGAATACAAAGAAGGTAAATTAAACTTTTTTTTAATAAATGTAGAAGCAT